ACGGCAACGATCGAGTGGGCGCCGGCTCCGTAACGCCCCATGTTCGATCGTGCCGTGATTGCGCGCAAGGAAGAGGCGTGCAATCACCGTTACCGCGGCGAGCTGGGATCGGCCGGCCTTGTGCGCTACACGGTCGGCCAATGCCAGGACTGGCGGACACGGCTTGAGCCGGCCCGCGACGCCAAAGGCGCGTACACGCGCGCGCTCACGAAGGATGAAGAACGCTTCATGCTGAATGAGTGGCTCCTCTGCAAGATCGATGTCGAGTACTACCTCGAACGCTACGCCACCATCAACATCGAAGGGTCTGGGCTCGGCACCATCTATCCCCTCTGGGAGTCGCAGCGATTCATCCTCGATCGCATGGCCGCGATCGAGCGGTCCTGGGACGGCGACCCCTTCGCCGACGGGGTGCTGGTACACGTTCTGAAGGCCCGTCAGTTGGGAGCGTCGTCACTATCCCAGGCGCTCCTCGCCCATCGCCTGACCACGCACACCAACACCTTCGGCCTGGTCGCGTCCGACGTGCCGGAATCGAGCGCGTTTCTGTTCGACATGTTCGAGCGCATCGTTGAGCATCAGCCGTGGTACGTGCGGCCAGACGTGATGGAACACGTCAAGAACGGCGAGATGCTGTTCGAGACCGCGTCACATCTCTGGGTCGGGTCTGGCAAGAGCACGCGCGGCACGGAAGGCAAGCGAGGCCAGCTGGGGAGGGGCAAGACGTTATCGGCGCTGCACCTGAGCGAATTGTCCACCTGGGAAGACTACGCGCAGATCGATGGCGCGCTGATGCCGGCGGTGCCGGTGTCGCCGCGCACGTTGATGATCAAAGAGTCCACGGCCAAGGGTCGTCAGAACGGGTGGCATCAGGACTGGTTGGCCGCCAGGTCCGGCAAGAGCCGTTTCCGCAACATCTTCGTCCCGTGGTACGTCGAGCCGTCGAAGTACTCCATGACCCCGCCGGCTGGCTGGATCCCCTCGGACACGACGCAGATCCATGCCGCGCGCTGCGAAGCGCAGGGCCCACGCTATCTCGGCCATGCGGTCACGCTGGCGCGGCCGCAAATCTACTGGTACGAGATCAAACGGTCCGAATACGAGGCGAAGAACGACCTTGGCACGTTTCTTGAAGAATATGCGGCCGACGACGACGAGTGTTTCGTCTACTCGGGAAAGTCGGTCTTTTCGCTGGCGGTCCAGCAGCGCGTGCGCGAGCAGATGAAACCGTTGTCGGGCGTCATTCTGATCCAGCCGCATCGGGACCTGGTCGAACCCGGCCTCGTGCGGCAGGTTGTCGATGCTTGACCCGATTGCGATCCCACCGGGCTACGGGATGCGCGTCTTGCACTCGAAGGAGCGGGACGCGCTGGAAGACCTCGAAGATCACCTATTGATCTGGGAATCGCCACGGAAGGCGTGTCAGTACGTCGTCCCGGTCGATGTGGCCGACGGGATCGGACTTGACCGCAGCGTCATCGACGTCATTCGCGTCGGCACCGTCACCGAACCAGACGAACAGGTCGCGCAGTTCGTCTCGACCAAGATCGACCCGATCGACCTGGCCTACTACGTGGACGCCATCGGCCATCTCTACGCCGACCGGGATGGGTTCGAGGCGCTGGCAGCCGTCGAAACGAACAACCACGGCATCGCCACCCAGGCCGAGCTACAACGACATTGTGGCTACGGCCACTTCTTTATCTGGCAAGTCGAGGACGGGGCGCCAGGGACCAGTCCCTATACCCGTCGGGTTGGCTGGTACACGAGTTCGCGCACGCGCCCGATCATCATCACGCGACTCGTCAAGGCCATCAAGACGATAGACCCCATCACGAACGTCCCCGACTTCCGCGTCAACTCGCCGCACACAATGGCTGAACTGGCCGACTTCGTCGTCCCCCCTGGCGGTCTCATTGGCGATGCCTGCGCGGCGACGGGCGCGTATGATGATTGCCTCATGGCCGCGGCAATCGGGGTCCACGTCGCGCAGACGTTGCACTTCGAACAGCGGGAGCCCCTCTCCGAGACCAGGCGGCGCCTGTCGGTCGAGCGCCTGCGCGCCCAGGCGAACACGCTGGCACAGGGACAACCTCGCGAACCCCGCAACACGGATATGACGCTCGAGGAACTCTATGGCACGGACGGCGACCGCGACTGGCGCGCATAACGTGGAGGCCCGCAAGGGTGTGGAAGTGGGCGAAGTCGTCCAGTTCCGCATCGGCGCGGCCGTGCGCCCCCTGGTCGTCGTCGACGTCGACCCCGGCGAGATCGTGTCGGGCGACCTCTTTCTCGACTACCGTTACGATGTCGCCGAGGACTGGGTGATTCGGAACTTGTCCTTCCGACCGATGGTGCACGCCCGGCACACATGGGTTGAGAAAGCCGAACCGGGCTCCAAGATCGGACAGTACGTCCGACGAGGTTAATATGCAGCGAATCCTGACCATTCCTCCGCACATCGAGGCGCAGTACGAACTGTACGCCGCCTTCACGAAGAAACCCGTCGAGACGGTGCTCGTCAACGCGCTCACCAACGTCGCGGGCATTTCCCCGGAGACCCGTCACGTCATCGTGGCGCCGGACGACCTGGCGCGCATCGAACACGCCTTCGGCGACGTGCCGGTCTCAACCGGCGCGCATCTGGCCGACCGGGTGGTATCATTGGCCGGTCTGAAGATCGGGGAGATCGCGCTGGACCCGTTCACGCCTGGACAATGGGCACAGATCGCGCAGCGTGCGGAGCGCCTAGACCAGACGCCCGCCCAGTACTGCGCGCAGATCGTGAAGCAGATGTCGATGTTGTTCTTCGATCATCTGGTGTGACGATGGCGATCAACGACTACGAATGCGCGTCGTGTCACCGCCTGGCGCGGGACCACTACCGGCCCGTCGGCGCCCCGATTGACGTGCCTGCCTGTTGCGGCCAGCCGATGCTCTGGGTGCCCGGCGGGGCCCATCTCGACGTGATCCCCGAGCAGGAAGTCTTCATCGGCAGCGAACGCCGCGTGATTCGCACCTTGACCGAAGCCAGGGCCATCGAACGCGAGACGGAGCAACTCTGGAAAGAAGGCCGCGGCGCCCCGATCCGCTTCCGCGAACTGTCCCAAGACCGCAGCAACAAAGACGAAAACACCTTCGGCCCGACGCCCGAGGAACGCGTACAGAACCGAGACCGCCACGGGCGCCCCTACGTCATTCGACGGGGCGTCTTTGACGGCGAGCAGTAGGAGTAACGACAATGGACCCACTCACCGACGGACACCCCGGGTTGAGCCGCGGCCAGGTGTTCTACGATACGGGCGATTCCCGTCTGCGCGGGTGGATCCGAGAAGCCATCGACGAAGGGGAACGGATCAACAAGTCCGACCCCTCCTTCGCGCGCATGGATACCTGCATCAGCTACCTCATGGGCGAGCAGTTGCAGGGTCGGCGTCCGAAGTACGTGCCGGCGGTCGTCATCAACGAAGTGAAGAAGACGATCCGCGAGCACATCGCGACCCTCACCGACATCCGGCCGCTGTTCGCCTTCCGGTCCCAGAACCCGCAGTTCGAGCAGCAGGGCAACCTGTTGAACAAGAACACGGTCGTCTGGTGGGTGAACACCTTTGCTGACCTGGACCTTGCGGACGTCGTCGCACAGTCAGCCACGACCGGGACGGGCGATTGCGTGGTGGAGTTCGACCCGGCCTTCGGGCCGTTGGGGGACACCCGGTTGCTCCCCCGAGATGCTCGAGACACCCTGCCCATTCGCCCGTCTCGGACGCGCTCCCTGCAGGACTGGGAAGGCGTCATCATCAAGGAAGCGCACTCCCCGAACAAGCTGGCGTCGATGTACCCCGAGAAGGTCGGGATGTTGGGCGGCAATTCGCGAGGCATGATCGGCCAAATCTACACGCGGTTCAAGCGTCTCGTGAAGACGACGGAAGACCTCACGATCTTCGAGCGCCTCAAGTCCGGACACGACCTGGGCGCGGTGATGCCGGAAATCCCGCTGTACCGGATCTATCTCAACGATCGATCCATCAACGGCGGCGATTCCGATCGGCTCATGGGGACCGTGGGGACGCCGTGGTGTTACCTGGTCAAACCCGGAGAACGGCTCTACCCACGTAAACGCCTCATCCTCTCCACCGACACGACGGTCCTCTACGACGGTCCGTCGCCGTACTGGCACGGGATGTACCCGATCAGCCGTCTGAAGCTCGACCCGTGGCCCTGGGCGTTCTTCGGATTGAGCCTGGTGCACGACCTGATGCCGCTGCAGGATGCGATCAACATGGTCGCCAACGACTTCCTGACGGTCTTCAGTCAGTGGGCGAACCGTGGCGCCATCGCCGACAAGAACGCCGTCCCCGAATCGCTACTCGAGAACTTCGACCCGCGCCGGCCCAACTGGAAGCTGAAACTCAATCCCACCTACGGCGACGGGTTCAAGATGGTCGACGGGCCTCAGCTCCCGCCCTGGTCGATGGAGTTCTTCCAAGGGATGTTCGCGAAGTTCGAGGATCACGCCGGCACCGCGAATCTGCAGCAACTCCTCAACCTTCGCCAGATGCCATCGGGCGACACGATCGAGCGGTTCTGGCAGGCGATGACGCCCGAGATGCGGCGCGAGGGCCGCATGATCGAGGCGTTCCTGCGCGACGTCGCGGAGATGATCAAGGGCAATCAGTTCCAGTACTACAGCACGAAGCGCCGGATGATGGTGTCGGGCAGCTCAGCTGTCACCGTCGAGGACTACGACCTCGACCCCGACAACATGGTCCCGGCGATGCAGCCCGGCCAGGACGGCTACGTCCCGCAACTGGACGCCTCGAAGCCGCGGGACGAGCGGGCGCAGTACTTCCAGAGCATCTTCGCGTTCACCGTGGCCCCGAACTCAATGCTGGCGACAAACGCGATGGAGCGCAAGATGCTCTACCTGCAGCTCTCCCGCATGGGCTACATCGACGTGTGGTCACTGCTCGAGATGCTGGAAATCCCGAACGTGGGCGCCCCGCCGCCGATCCCGGTCCCCGCGGGGCCGCCGCCGATGGACCCGGCCACTGGACAACCGATGGTCGACCCGATGACCGGGCAGCCGATGCCGCCGCCGATGATGATGAAGCCGGCCGAAACGATCACGGAGCGGCTCCAGGCGCAGCAGTTGATGGGGATCGGCATGACCGAGTCGCCCGCCGGACGCAAGGCCAGCGGTCAGAAACCGCCGCATCTGGAGCGGAAGTCCGACGGCCAGGGCGGCGAGCGGGTCACGATGGCCGAAAGCTAGGACGATGGCGCTCTCAACCCTCGTCATCTGCGAGGCCATCGAGAAAGCCAAGAAGGATCTCGGCGGGTTCGCCGCGGTCCTTCAGGTCTTGCACAACAGCGGGTACACCGGGGCGATCACGGTGCACTTCCTGACGGGAACCGTCCAGTTCATCGAAGTCGGACGGGCCGTGCGCGTGGATCTCGTTGACAGGATCGCGAAGACGGCGTAACACTAGTACACGAACGCACTTCGGCCAGAGTGCCACTCCCTCGTTCATGCGTCCGAGGGGAACTGGTCCCGGCCCGACACGGAACTCCTCTCCTGTGTCGGGCCGGTTGTTTGTACGGAGGTTCACAATGGGCCGTAAGAACACGACGACCGCGCAGCCGACCGTCGCCAGCGACAACGACTTCATGGCCGAAGACGACCACCGCACGATGTCTCGCGCGGAGGAGATCAAAGGTGACACGAAGCGCATGAAGGCCGTGTCCAAGTTCCATCGGAAGCGCCAGGGCGAGATGTCGAAGCTCGGCAAGGTGCTCGGAGGGCGTCGATGAAACCCATCAGCAACGCGAAGCACGAAGCGCAGGAGTCTCCCGCCATCGAGAAGAAGGAACACGCCACCGGCAAGGAAATGTCGGAGCGTCCGTTCCGCGGCAAGCCGTTCGCGAAGAAGTCGGCCCGCCTGTTCAGCAAACGGGGACGGTGATGCCCACGCTCCCCAAGATAGCCGGCCCGGCGACCGACGCGCTCAAGGCATCGAAGGACGCGCTACGCAAGCGCGTCTACACGCCCATCCCGGCCAGTCGTGCCGAACGCCTCCAGACCGGCAAGACGGTCGAGGACAGAGTGCGCGCCGCCTACGACATCGTGGGCGACCCAGATCATCGAGCCAGCCGCGGGCTCAAGGGCCCCACCGCCAAACGCTCAGAAGTGATGGCGCTGCAGATGCCGAAGGCGCGCATCTCAGGCAAACAACTGTCGCGAGGCCGCTGATGCCGCTGCGTTCGATGGATCAGGCGATGAAGGAATGGAAGTCTGGCGGCTTGCACTCCGGTAAAGGCGGGCCAGTCGTCAAGAGTCAGAAACAGGCCGTCGCGATTGGCCTGTCGGTCGAACGTCGGAAAAAGGGCCGCAAGGCCGGGAAATCACTTTCACGAGGAGCGCGACGATGAAGAAGATCCAGAAGCCGAAGCCGGTGGGCAAGGCTGGTCCGATCAGCACGACCTGGTCGAAGGCCATCTGCAAGAAGTAGGAGAACATGGCGATCAATCTCGGCACGTCGCTCGACGGACCGCCGCCGCCCATGTTGCCCTCGACACCGCCACAGCAGGCGGGTTCGTCGTATGCCGACCTTACGGGCGGCCAGATGCCGGGAGGCGCGTCGCCCGTGGTGGGCCTCGCACACGAGATCAAGCGGTCGCTGCTCTCGATCGGGCGCATCGGCGCACGGATCGTCCCCGACCGGCAGAAGGATCTCGACCAGGCGCTCATGCTCATTGATGGGTACATCGCGGCGCTCGAGGAGGCGGTCAAGAGCACCGGAGGTCCCGTCTCGGATACCGGGCCGCAGTTCCCGGGTGGTGGCTTCTCATCGGGCGCGGTGGGATAGCGGCACGTTCACGCACTTCAGGCACGGGCACATCGGCCTGGCACGCTTCGGCGTAGGGCCGTGCACCGGCTGGCGAAGGAGACCGAATGGCAGTCAAGGAACGAGACGTGATGGCGGCCGGCAAGGCTATCGCGGCAGAGATCGTCGCAACCTATCCTGAAGACCAGCGGGCGGCACTTCAGGCAGCCTACGACTCGAATCCTCAGGCGGTGAGGAAGCTCGGTGAAGGCGGGTTGCGGCACGACGAGTTCTCGCGGAATCTCGACGAAATCCGCGCGTGGAAATCCAAACTCGATACCTGGTACACCGAACGCCAGGCCGACCTCGAGGAAGCCGCGCGTCTCAAGCGCGACGGCGGTGGTCGGTCGGCAGATGGTGACGACGGTTTCGGGGGAGGCAGCGTGGTTGACGACGGGAAACTCAAGGCGATGGAGACTCGACTCTCGGCGCTGACGAGCGAACTCCAGCAGACCCAGGCTTACGGCTCGCAGCTCATGGCGATGACCGTCGACCTGTCGAATCGACATCGACGCGACTTCGGCGATGAACTCGAAGCGAAGGCGCTCTACGACTACGCCGCGGAGCACAACCAGTCGCTCACCGTGGCCTACGACGAGATGACGTCGGACCGGCGCAAGGCGAAAGCCGACGCCGACCTGGCGAAGAAGCTCCAAGAGGCCAGGGACGACGAGCGATTGAAGACGCTCCGCGAGATGCGAACCACGCCCTACCCGATCAATACGGGAGAACCGACCGTGCTGGATCGCTTGCGCTCACCAGACTCGAAGCCCGCACCGAACGAACTCGGCGTACAGGCGGCCGTCGGGGAGTTCATGGCGGGACAGACGGCTCGGCCGTAACGGGGACGGGCCTCACGGCGAGGCGGCACGGCCGCCTGACCGACGGAGACCACAATGGCAGTTCCGCAGCTCGACGAAATCAACACCGTCACGAGGAAGCGGATCCTTCCGGGGATCACGGACAACTTCTTCAAGGGCGGTCCCGTGATGGCCTACATGAAGGCCGATCACTACGTCCCCTACCCAGGGGGCCCGCAAATCCAGGTAAACTACCTCTACAAGTCCTTGAAGGGGAAAGCCTACAAGAAGGGCGAGCAGTTCGACACGTCGAAGCGCCAGACCAAGTCGGGTCTGCTGTTCGATCCGCGCTTCTACGGGATCACCGTTCCCGAGTACATGGAAGACATCGAAGTGCTGGCCCGTGGGCCGGAGGCGGTGTTCTCCCTGGTACAGACGGACCTCTCGACCGCCGCTCTGACGCTGTCGGCCATGCTGGAGATCGACATCTACAAGCACGGCCAGGCGTACTCGGGCGACGACCGCTCCGCGTGCATCAACGGGCTGTCGGAAGCGCTGTCGGACGGCTCGACGGCTTCGTGGGACACGAACACGTACACGACCTACGGCGGGGAAACCCGGGCGACGGTGAGCCCCGCGCTCAACTCGCCAACGGGCCTCGTGGCCGGCACGGCGGTCGGGACGATGACGCCCCGCGTGCTCGAGCACTCGTACCTGTCGTGCTGCATCAACGACCAGCATCCCGTCATCGGCGTGACGACGAATCGCTGCGAGGGGTTCATCAATGAGATGTTCTACCCGCTGCAGCGGATCGCGCAGGACACCGTCGAGCCGACGATCGGCTGGCCGGGCATGAAGTACAAGCAGGCGACGATCCTGCGGTCGCAGTACTGCCCCGGCAAGGACGGCGTCAACGACGCCGACCTGGGCAACTACTACGCCTCCGCGGGGGAAGTCTTCATGTGGCTGAACCCGGGGCCGAAGGGCGACGACGCCTTCATGCAGCTCCACATCTCGACCTCGCCCAAGTACAGCTTCGGCTGGACCGGGTTCAAGGTCGGGCGCGACGATACCTACGTGGCCGGCCAGTACCTGTTCGCTGGCAACTTCACCTGTCGGGCGCCGCGGTTCTCGCGGATCCTGAACGGCATCACCGCGTAGGCCGAAGGCCACCGACAAGGAGAAGAACAATGCCTACTTCACAGCATCTCGCGGCCAACGCCTACTTCGCGGGCGGCACGCCGGCACTCTCGATCGTCTCGACGCTGCACGCGCCGGGCGAACTCGGTCAGGTCGTCACGTTCAACGGCGTCCGCTACCGCTGCGTGAAACTCGCGGCGGTCACGATCGCCGTCGGCGAAACGCTGGTCTGGTCCGATCGGACCAACTGGATCGTGACGAATGTCAGCGCCAACGTCAGCCCGTGCGCCGGCATCGCGATCAACGCGGCGACCAGCGGCACCTACACCTGGGTCGCGCTCCGGGGCAAGGTGGATGTCAAGTACCTCGACTCGCCGGCTGTGGCGCCGGACACCGTGGGCAAGGCGGCGGTGATGTCGGGGACCAACGGTCGAGCCGACTGCGTGACGTCGGCCACGATGGTCGAAATCATCGGGCGCACGCTCGCTGCCCAGGACGGGACGAGCAAGCTCGCCTCGACGCAGGTCAACATCTTCGACGGCGAGTCGTAAGACGCGCCACGCGCGACGGGCGTGCGTACACCACCTGGCCGGAAGGGCCGCTCCCCTTCCGGCCGTTCGGCACGGCAGGAGTTTCTAGATGGCTTACACCATTGATCTGACCGTGGCTCGGTCCCGCGCGATCTACGGCAACCGCCGGCAGACGATCGGGAAGATCACCGGGCCGTCGTCCTACACCACCGGAGGCGAGTCGCTCGTTGCCGGGGACTTCGGGCTCGGCGTGCTCGAGCAGCTCAACACGATCGTCCTGGTCAACGCGGCCGGCACCCTGGCCGTGCTCTGCAGCTACGACTACACGAACAACAAGCTCCAGGCGTTCTGGACTGGCGCGGCCTCGGCCGCCGGGTCGCAGATCGTCGCGTTCTCGCCGGGTGGCGGCGACATCAAGGGGTCGGCCAACACCGAATCCCCGAATACGGACCAGGCCGCCGCGCCCACGAACGGCGTCATCATGAAGGCGGCGACGTCCTTCACGACCCTCGCCGGAACGATTACGCCCACGGTACAGACGGACGTGGCGCGGAACATCTGCATCACCATCCAGAACACCTCAGGCGGTCCACTCGACCTCTACGAAGGCGCGATGACGATTGCCCTGGTGGGCACCTTCCGTGGCGCGGCTCAGACTGAGACGATCACGCTGACGAGCACCGCGGGAAACAAGGCGGTCGCGGATACCAAGTTCCGCTACACCTACGGCAGCAAGCCCTTCGACACCGTCACTGCCGGCACGATCACCAACGCGGGCGCGGGGGGGCTCCTGTGCGGCATGGGATTCGGCTCCAAGCTCGGGCTCTACGTGGACCTGTTGACGCCTGCGGAAGCCGACGTCGTCAAGCTCACGAAGAATGCCGTGAATCTGTCGCCGTCGGGCATCGTCAGCACGACGAACATGACCGTCAACTTCGGCGCGCTCGCCGATGGCGACGACGTGGCGATCGAGTTCAAGGCGGGGATCGGCGCGTTTACCGCGATCGGGTTCGCGGAGGTGACGTCGCTCACGAACCTGTCCGGGTACACGGGTCGCTTCGAGGCGATGGGCAAGTAGGCACGAGTTCGGACACGCCGGCCGGGAGGCTGGCCGGCGTGTGTCTGGAGGCGTCCAATGGCCGATCGCTACGCGGATTGCTGGCGCACCGTCCTGATGCATTGTCCGATGGCCGGGCCGTTCCTGGCCGAGTACTGGGTTCGCCAAGCCTATCGCAAGGCGGCGACTCGGGTCGGCTGGAGCTGGCTGCGCACCGAAGGGCAGTTCATCATTGAGACGGCGAACACCGGGACCGCGACGACGGTGCGTAACAGCGCGACCGTGCAGGGCGTCACGCTGACGTTCGCGGCTACGGACGTCGGGCGGCAGTTCAAGATTGCCGCCTGTTTCGCCTACACCATCATGAGCGTGAATACTGGCGCGAACACGGCCACGCTCGACCAGGTGTGGGGCTCCCCGTCACAGACCGCCATCGCCGCGACGGTGCTGGACGCCTACGTCACCTGTCCTGCCGACTTCCAGCGGTTCATCGTCGTGCTCGAACCGTCCATCCCGATCCGCATCAAGACGGGATGGTCCCAGGCCGACCTGAACAAGGTCGACCCGTGGCGAGCCAGCACGGGATTGCCCTATGCGCTGGCGAGTCAGAAGATCGGCGTCACGTCGGTCGACGAAGGCCGCGTGAAGTATGAGGTCTGGCCGCATCAGACCGTGCAGCGCACGTTGCGGTACTACTACATGACCCGGCCGCCGATCCTCACCGACACCGACGAACTCCCCGGGCTCTTGGCCGACCAGGGCGACCTGATCGTGACCGGAGCGCTTGGGATGGCCGCGGAATGGCCCGGCACGGAAGGCCGACGCAATCCCTACTTCCAGGTGGCGCTCGCGGCGAGCAAGCGTCTGGAGTTCAACGAAGACCTGGCACGCATTGAAGTGCGCGACCAGGAAATCTTCCTGACCTGGTGGAAGACGACCGACGTATCTCTCTTGCTTGGACCCGGCACGGGCATCGACATCCGTGCCTATGACACGGAGACCTGAGATGAAGAATCTGGGCGGCATCACCACGACATTCACGAACGGCATCGTCAAGAAGGCCGAACAGGGCGGCGACTGGGGCGGCAAGCTCGGGGCCGGCGTGCCCGACGGTCCCCCGGAATCCCCTGGCGAAATCCAGGGCCACGACACGGTGAGCATCGACGGCGCCAACCAGGGCGGTCTGTCGCATCTGCCGACGATCAACGGGCGCAAGCCCACGCTGTAGTCCCGCGACCGGGACCGAAGGAGCACGACGATGTTGGCATCCGGCACGGTACTTCATGTGCGGTCCGACAAGGACACGCACTTCGTTGGATCCCTCGCCACGAACGCAGGCGAATCGGCGAACATCGTCCTCCCGGCCGGCGTCGGGGGCGATGGCCGCGGTCGGTGCCGGATGCGCGCGATGACGATCGTGTCCGACCAGAATCTCGCGTGGGAGATCCTCCTGTTCGCGAAGGACACCTTCCTCACCCTGGCCGCGGATCTGGACCTGGTCCCGTTCGTCGCGCGCTGGAGTTTCACGGCGGCTGACGCCATCCAGGTCGCCGGGACAGGCCCGTACCTGTACTACATCGACGGCAACGACCAGCACTACGAGGACATGGACGACACGGGCGAGCTCCACGCGGTACTCGTCAATCGCTCGGTCACGGCGAAGAACGCCGGGGCGACGGGCGAGGTCGTCGTCGACTTCTCTCTCGAACCGGCGTAGAAGGAGCCTGTTATGCGTCGACTGTTGACCGCGCTTCTCGGTGTGGCGCTGGCCGTCTGCCTGGCGGCCCCCGCGGCTGCGCAGCCTTACGCGGCGCAGATTCAGGCCGCCATTCGCAGCCTGACGACTGGCAATACCCCGTTCACGACGTTACGTGTCGATGCGTCGGGCACGATCGTGATGGACATGGGCGCCCCCACGGGCCTCGTCGTCAGCACCGGAGCTGGCGCGGGAAGCCTCGCCGATGGCGTGTACACGATCACCGTCACGGCCGTTGACCCCGCCACGGGCCAGACGATGTACCCCACGGTCGCGACGTGCACCACGTCCACGCCCAACTCTCGATGCGAGGTGTCGTGGAGTGCCGTGCAAGGCGCGTTTGGCTACCGCGTGTGGACGAGTGCCGTTGGGAGCGCCACGCCGACACGTTACTTCTCGGTAGCCTCAACGCTGACCAGTTACAACCTCGACAGCCTGGCCGGAGCCACCGTCGCCGCGCTGCCCACCGCCAACACGGCGGCCAGGGTGAGTTTCGGATCGTCGGTGGGCAACTGGTTCAACAGTGCGACGATGCTTCCCCAGAACGGCTACATCAACTGGGGCGCCACAGGTGGCGACAGCGGGTATGGCATCCGCGACAACGCCGGGGCGATCGAGATCAAGAACAGCGGCGGCGCGTGGACCGCCGTGAGTTCAAT